TATGACAGTCTTAGAAAACAATTTGTTTCACCTATCCTCGATGATAGCGAAAATCCTAAATCATTAAGTGCAGTACCTAGTACTGATAGTATATGGGCAACCTTTCCGTGGAGCCAATGGTATCAAAATTATAAATTAGTTGTAGACACTGTTACAGTAGTAAATGGAGGAACAGGATATACAGTTGCCCCGCAGGTCACAGTCACTGGTGATGCAACAACTCAAGCAACAATGAAAGCAGTTGTAAACACTGCAGGCGTTGTAACAGAGATTACTCTACTCACTGCTGGTAGCGGATACATAACAACACCAACAATTACAATATCAGGTGGCAACGGCTCGGGTGCAACTGCTATTGCAGTTCTACAAACACAACAGGTACGTGACTTTACAACTACTATTGCTTATAATAGGATCACATATACAAGTCAAGTGATAGATTGGACTGCGAGTACTGCATATACTGCAAATCAATTGGTACGTTTTCCAGTTCCAACTGTTGGAGTTGTAAACGTTGCCCTACCAAAAGTTTATCAAGTAATTGCTGACTTTACATCAGGAAGTAGTTTTGATCCAGAAAAGTATACGGTTGTTGATCCGAGCACATTAGATGCCGCAGACAGAACAATTGGTTTATATAATCCTGGACCAAACGAGCCAGGCAGAGAATTAGCACAGGTAATGACAGGAATTGATTATCCTGGTGTACAGGTTGATGCTCCAGACTTCAATCAAAATACTGGTTTTGATATTGGAAGTTACGATATAAATCCATTTGATAACATAGATTTTGGTCCAGAAGGATTACCTACATATGATCCTGCAATATTAGATGTAATATATGAAAGTGCATTCTCAGATACCTATCTAGGAACACGAGCAACAGATATCAATGTTGAAGGCGGAGAGTTTATAGATACATATAGTTCACATGCTCCAGAAGAACTGATTCCTGGAAGTGAATTTGATACTCTTGATCTAAAAGTTTTTACACGCCCAGGAAGCGATTGGAATACAGATGGACACGGTTTTGAAATTGCCAGTATCAGTAGCGTCTTTACTGCGACAGGTGTAAGCATTGTATTCGATGATTTAATACAACATCCAGTTGAGATAAATGTTATCAATGCAACTACAAGACAAGTGTTACCACCAGCAGTTTACACTATTAATTGGGTTACAAAAACAGTTGCCGTAAGCACAAGTGCAAATGCAAGTGTAGGCGATACAATAAGCGTTGAAGTATATGGACTTGGTGGAGGGTCACAACTTTACAAAGAAAGTTTTGTTGGAAATACCATAACTGCTAAGACACAAAATATACCAGTTGCCTTTACTGAAATTGCAGAAATGGCGATCTTTATAAATGGAACACTTGCAACTGAGTACACTTTTGCAGCCAATGGGTCATTTGATACAACTATAACTTTTACAAACCAACCAACAAGTACACAGATGGTTACAATTGTTGCTTTTGGCGAAACAACACCAATACAGTATAGCTGGAGCACAAGTGTTGCAGAATATTTTAACTATGATGGTAGTACATCAACGTATCCACTTTCGAATAGCCTACAAGGCACCAATATTCCCAACATGATCGTTGATAGAGATGGATTTAGACTACGTCCACCAGAAGGTATAGAATACACCGGCGATGGATCAAGTCTTGGTCCATATTATTTGAGTACAACTGCTAAAACCAATCAAGCATTAATCAGCACTGCTGATTTGCTAGTATATGTTGATAATGTAAAACAGAACGTGGCAGTAAATTGGTCTCTTAGTGCATATGATGGAAGTAGCGATAGATACATTGAATTTAACGCACAGTCTTTGCCGGCCGCTGGATCACAAATACAAATTTTTACAACAACTGAATCTGATTACACTGTGATTAACACAAGTGATTTAAATCTAAGAGTAAGTGCCGCATTTGATGCCTTATTTGATGTTACTACATTTAATGATACTGCTCAACAAAATATTATGACAAAGGTTTACGTTGGTCCTACCACACAAGGTATCACAACAGGAATAGCATATGATGAAGACGCATATGATGCAAGTGAATTTGATGAAACTGTTGGTACAACTATTGATACAAATAATTTTGCCTTAGGTAGATTGGTAACTGCAGACGCTAGGTTAATTGTAACACTCAATGGCGAGTATCTTCGACCTTCGTTAGATTTTACAGTAACAACAGGCACCGACAACCTCAGTGTATTAGTACTGAATTTAAGTATACTAAATGCCGCTGATGTCCTAGCAGTAACACTGTTTACCAATACAGTTATACCAAACAGTTTAAACTTCCGTATCTTTCAAGATATGTTAGGTAATCAAAAGTTACTTAGATTTAACACAAAAAACACAACGCAATTAACAGTTGATGTTGCAGTAACAGATGATATAATTTACGTAGCCGATGTATCAAAACTTAGTGAACCAAACCTTACACAAGGTATATTTGGACAAATTATTATTGGTGGAGAGCGTATTACCTATAGAGAAAGAAATACAAGTAACAATAGTGTAAGTGGTTTACGCAGAGGTACTGCAGGTACAGGAGTTTATACGCATAGTGTTGATGATAATGTTAGTGATGTTGGATCTGGCGAACAGCTACCTACAACTTACCAACAAAAAACAACCACTGATAAAACAAATTACGGTGATGGTACAACCACTAGATTTACTACGTCAATAGTCGTTCCGACACTATTAGATAGTACAGAATTTAGTGAATCAATTGCAGTAACAGTAGGTGGAACATTACTTGTACCAGACACAGACTATACAGTTACTGGCGTAGATACTCTATCCACTGAAGTAACTCTAACAGTTGCACCAGAAGCTAATGTAGAAGTTTGGTTTAGTCAGGTCACCGCAAATGTGATGTATGCACAAGGAACTAATACTGCTAGTAACGGAATACCATTACAGGATCAAACAACACCGGCAGCGTTGTTTCTTAAAGACCAGGGTTAACAAGTAAGGTAAATACAGCATGGAACAAGAAAACACAAATGAGGATTTAGTGACAGAGTCAGAAGAAGTACGTCCAAACGAAAACGGACAAATTGCTATCAGTGGTCATATTAAAATATTTGATCCAAATACTCAAGAAGTGATTGTTGACAAACGCAATGCTATTCACTATGAAAACATAAGTGAATCATTGGCGAACAGTCTTGCGAATAAGGCAGTAGGTCAAATTTATAGTATGAGCTTTGGCAACGGAGGAAGCAGTGTTGATCCAACTGGTATAATCACTTACCTTCCACCAAATACCACCGGACAAAATGCGAACTTGTATAACCCAACATATTCTAAGGTGGTTGATGATAATAGTTCGGCTAATACCGATACAACTAGAAATAAACTGACAGTCACACATACCAGTGGAAAAGTCTACAGTGATATACTAGTAAGTTGTTTGTTAGACTACGGCGAGCCCTCAGGACAACAAGCATTTGATAACTCAACAGATTTCAACGGCGATTATGTGTTTGATGAACTTGGGTTAAAAACTTGGAATGGAAGTGCAACTGATTTGAGATTGATAACACATGTAATTTTCCATCCAGTACAGAAGAGTTTAAACAGACAGATACAGATTGATTATACTGTGCGTATACAGACACTAACCAATCTTAGTTCTACATAAATAGTGGTATATTATTTAGATAATAAATACACTTGTAAAAACGGAGTAAAATAAAATGGCATATACCATTAACCTAACAGATGGTACAATATTTGCAGTAGTTGCAGATGGTACTATTAACACAGATTCAAGCCAAACGCTAGTTGGAAAAAACTACGCTGGTTACGGTGAGTTCTTAGATGAGAACTTTATAAGACTGCTAGAAAATGCAGCCAATACATCAGCACCAGGTGCACCATTAACAGGTCAACTTTGGTACGATAAAACAAACAACGTAATGAAAGTGTATAACGGAACAACTTTTAAGGTTATTTCAGCAGCAACTGCATCATCAAGTGAACCTGCTTCAAATGTTGCTGGTGACTTATGGTTTGACACCACAAACCAGCAACTTAAAGTGTACAACGGTACTGCTTTTATAACTATTGGACCTGCATCAACAGCTGGTGAAGGAACATCAGGTGCAATTGTAACAACTATTACAGACAACGTTGCAAGTGATCATGTTGTTGTACAGATGTATGTTAATAACGTAATAGTTTCAATCTTCTCAAAAGACGCTACGTTTACTCCGGCAGCGGCTTTAAGTGGATTTGCTACGATTGGTCCAGGTTTGCACATGAGTACAACAGTATCAAACGCAGTGTTTAACGGAACTGCAACTAATGCTGACACACTAGATACACTAAACTCAACTTCGTTTATGAGATCAGATGCTGCCACAAGTAACAACACAAGTATAAGCGTACTTGCTGATACAGGATTGTATGTTGGTGCTGACAGTGACGGACATATAAGTGTAAGTGGAACAAGTGTAAGAATTGACAATGATACACAAGACGGTGATATAATTTTTAGAGTAAACGATGGCGGAGCGGTAACCACTGCAATGACCATCGATGGTGCAACATCATTTGTTAATATTAATACTAGTGCCATAGCCACAGGAAATGTAACTGCAGCTAATATGTCAGTTACAACAGGCGATGTAAAATTAGGCAGTATTACTAATGGCAACGCAGACGGCGTAGGAAATATTGGCGGTCTTGGGGCAGCATTCAACACAGTTCATGCTAAAGCAACATCAGCAGAATATGCTGATATGGCTGAGCGTTTTCATGCAGATGCAGAATATGCTCCAGGAACAATTGTTGAACTAGGCGGTGTAAACGAAATAACACTTTGCGTAGAAGAATTAAGTGCCAAAGTATTTGGTGTTGTGTCAACACAACCAGCATACTTGATGAACGGCAATGCAGGATCAAATGCTACACATCCACCAATTGCGATGAGTGGAAGAGTACCTGTAAACGTAATGGGATTCGTTGCCAAAGGCGACAGACTAGTAAGTGCTGGAAACGGAACTGCAAGAGCTGCAAACTTGGATGAGATTACAAGTTTTAATGTAATTGGCCGTGCTCTACAGAGCAAAACAGACGAAGGAATTGGTAGTATAGAAGCGATTGTGAAGATCGTCTAAGTGCTATAAATATGACTATAATCATTATAGACTAAAAAGGAAATAAAAAGAAATGACATACTCTGCGGGAAACACCATACTTGATGATGATTATAACGGATTCAAAGATAGTGTGAATGGAACATATGGCACTGGTGCAACGACTCAAGGATATGGCCAAACAGCTGTTTCGGCAGTGAGTGCAGGTGCAACAATTACTGCGACACAATGGGTAAACCTATTAACCGCAATAAGTGAAATGGCATCACATCAAGGAACAACAATTACATCAATAACAAATCCAACCGCAGGTGATACAATCGCCGCATATGCTGCCTTGTCAGCAAATATTGCAGCCGTAACAGGTGATAACAGATTTAACGCAGCCGCAAGTGGAAATGATGGAGACGTAAGTTCAGTTACTACTGCTACATGGACTACAAGTGCAGTATTAACAAAAACTTTTACGTTTGCAAGTGCAGACCAATTGAGATACTTTTTTAACGCAGGTGGAATGTTGCGTTTTAGTTGGAGTAGAACAGGTGGTACTTCAAACGATCAGAACACTGCATGGTCAAACCTTTTTAATGCATGTGGAGTAATTGCACTCACAGGTGATGCAAATTCAAAAACAATTGATAGTGTAGCACTTACAGGAACAACAAAAATTGGCGGATCAGGCACACCTTCTGCACTGCGTACTGACCTTGGATTACAGAACTTTACTACAAGTACAGTTTTATTTGCTCAAGCAGCAGCTGGTGTAGGATATACCACAAACAATATTTCGTTTGCAGCCTCGATCAGTGGAGCAGTAGTAACTATTGTAACTACACTTTCAGATGGTTCAGGTGGTTTTACTGACTCAGTTGATGGTACGCTAACACAAGTATCAACTATACGTGAACCAAGTAACACTCATCTAGATATTACATGGGGAACAACTACTCAGAACTCACCAAGTTGGGTAACTTCATAATACTAATATAAAAAAATTATACAAACCCTAGTTTTTATTAACTAGGGTTTTTTTATGACTAAGTATTCACATGGATACAAATAAACTTTCTGATAATATAAAAATAAGATTTGATCATCGACAGGCAAGACTTGTACTGCGTGAAACTTACCAGGCCAAGATGCTTTTTACTCACAACGGTGGTATGTGGTGTGCTGGTCCTGAGTTGATAATGCTTTGCAAAGCCTGTGAAGGCACAGTGGTTCTTGAAGATCACTATCAAACACCAATCACGGTGGACAGTGATGAATTACTGGAAATTAGTATGCAACGCTGGCAAGAGCAAATGAACGCTTGGCAAAACGAATACAACAAAATGTCTAAAATCAGATGACTGTAGGTGCATTACTTTTTGCATTTGACAGTGAGATAAAGTATACCAAACTTGCAGTTGAATGTGCTAAACGAATAAAGCAGTATCTTGACATTCCTGTTACACTAATAACCGACATCAAACTTGAATCAGACGTATTTGAAAACCAAATACTGGTTGCCAAGCCTGATGGTAAAAACAAACGCTATTGGACTGACACCGGAGCAGTGACGTCATGGTACAATTTTGGTCGCAATAGTGCCATTGATCTTACACCATACGACAGAACATTGTTGATAGATATTGATTATATTGTGAACAGTGACAGTCTGTTGTCGTTACTCAATTGTTCACAACCATTTCTCTGTCATCAGTATGTACATGATGCTAATCTTTCTAAGAGCCAAATTATAACACTTGGAAATAAAAATACTCAGATGTGGTGGGCAACAGTCGTAGTATTTGATAAGAG